GTTCATATCAAGTCGTTCATAGAACAATGTCTTGAACTCTTTGTATAGGGTATTTCTAACATTATCATTGTTAGCAAGTTTCTCATTGGTAATGTCAAGTGAAATCAGATTCTCTTCTTCATCGGAGTCACACATTTCATTACAAGCATCTTCAATGACATCAGCGATTTCTGGATACTCGGCCATTTTTCTGTATTCCATTATTCTTGCATATTCATTTTCAAATGCTCTATTAATAAATGAGTTATAGAATGAGTTGAAGCCACCCAGGCCTGTACTACCATAACCTGACATCTGCATCATCAAGACATCTTCAACACCTTCACCAGTCTTATTCTTTATTTCAGCAGGTGACATTGAGGCATCTTCATCTTTGTTCTTGAAGGCTTTTATGCTTTCATTCATACCAAGTAGATTTTTATACCAAGCCATTAGTTACTCCTATTTACTCTGTTGGTTTTACTGGCCACACTGGTTGTGGGTTGTCTATTGTAATAGTATTTAGTATATCCCTGAGAGTTTGTCTATATACCTTCCATTCATTTTTTTTATCTTCTGTAAGAGGAACGTCTTGCAACTGTGTCCAATCACTATCCAACAGCAAGGTATTTTTTCTTATTCTTATTGTCAATAACAACTCACTGAATGATTCAAAGACCAAAAATTTTTGAACATCACTATTATGAAGTCCTACAAAAACATATTTCTCTTCTTTTTCCTGTTCAATAATCAGGTCTTTATCTTCATCTGTCCCATCATAATCTATATATTTCTTCATATATTCTCCTATGCAAAAGCTTCAAATATAATACAACCAACATTTCCAAAAGCACTGGAGCCACCAGAAGCCCCAGCAGCTCCTACTTCATATGGCAATGCTGTTATAGATGGTGCTGTTATATAAAGTTCTATAAAACCACCGCCGCCGCCGCCAGCAGCTTCCACACTAACCTCACTACCATATCCAAATCCACCCATACCAATACCATCAATACCCATTGAGTTTGGATTTCCCGACCCATTATTACCAACAGAACCATTTCTACCACAGTTACCACCCTGGCAAAAGGATGGTTCATCAGAAGTTATTCCACCACCATAACCGTGAGCTGCAAAATTCTTTATATTAGTAACTATAGGGCATAAAACACCACCACCATAACCAGGAACAGAAAACCCTGGCCCACCACCACTACCACCACCACCACCATAAGATATAAATAAATCAGACCCTATTGTAATCAGTGTGTTACCACCTATACCACCTGTTTCAAGTGGTTGTCCGGCTACCGCCAGTCCCCCACCTCCACCAGCTCCTATCAATGTAACCTTTAATAAATTTGTTCCTACTGGTGGTATATATGATGAAGTGCCTGATGTTGTTACCATTACACTACTTATCAAAGAACCACTACCGGATGCAGCACTTGTTCCAGAAGTTCCGTTTATTCCAGAAGTTCCGTTAAATCCACTTGTTCCAGATGTGCCTGATGCTCCCACACCACCACTAGAACCTGATGATCCACTAGTTCCCCAAGGTGCCCAAGCATTCAAAACAGAGTCACCATAGTATGCCTTACCAGAAACGGTGTCACATATAAACCTTCCATTATATGCTGTTGTATAGGGTGATAATGTTGATTTATCAACTCTTTCAACCAATAATGGACCTTGCATATCAATCTCGTGAAATTCCATTCTTATATACCTCTATATTATTTTATATAATCTATTTATAAAAATTTGTTTATGCCTGATATAACCATCTGTGGGGTAATACTTGTGGTGCATTCAAAGTTCTTACTTCTTGGACACCAGTTCCAGTTTCCACGGTCAAGAACACAATCCCTATCATTGAAACACCCACCACATTTGCCGGGTGCTTGAATAACCCGAGCGCAGTTGTCTTGAAACTCACCCCATACAGCACTATAACCAGACACCAAAACTACTGGAACATCTAGTGCCCATGCCATCCAACTTGGGCCAGAACTAACACCTAGATGTAATGCAGCATGAGCAATATTATTTATACTTTCCTCCATTTTTTTGTTCGTTTTATTTATAATACCTTTCAACAATGTTGGTTCTTTACTTATAACCATTGTCTGATATCCGCGGGATTTCAAGTAATCAATAATAAGTTGCCATCCGCCTGGATATAACCAGTATTTACTTTGGAATGTTGAGTGTTCTGATAGTGTTACATACTTATCTTTTATTGGACGTGGCATATCTGGTTTAGTCATCTTTGGTCGTATCTCTTTATACTCCAACCCAAGATAGTCAGCAGCCACTTTTTGTAATGGGACGCTTCTCCAATTATTTTTATTTGAGTTATAATCATTATCTCTACACCCAACCAAATAGGATGCATATACCTTACAGTTTGGCTCTTGTCCCGGTTCAAGCCATTTCAGTTCTGGATATTCTTTTCTGTATAAATCATTGTGCCATGTTCTAGCATAAACGGTGCAACCTTTTTGTTTTCTGAACTCATCAAGATACGGCAACCAAGCAATCGTGTCACCTATTGCTCTACTGTCTGTCTGTATCAACACATTCTTACTCTTTACATCAAATGAATGTGATGATACTTTCTCACCATTCTCTTCGACTGATATATCCCAATTTACATAATATAATGGCGACGGGCTTGACCAATGTTGAGGCGTAAGTTCTGAACCATATACAGTAAGTCCCGTGTCTCTATTTGTGAATGTAATCTTGTATTTATTGTTTGATTTGCCTAGTATCTCAATCTTAGCCCCATCCCTGAAGGTATATAGAAGAGTATCCTCTTCATATGAGTTGTTCATAAAACCACTATCATAGGCATTATCCCAAAATAATGCCTTTATGTTATCATCATAAAAACGGAACTGTGTTTCTGTATATCTCTTATTGGGGTCAATATCAAACTTTTTACTTACACCCTTTATTATTACTTCTACCGTGCCCTCTTTCTTTATAGGCATCCATTCTACACTACCAGATATTATATTGCCTGTTTTTGTTTGGCCATTCCATATAATAGTGTATGGTGTTGGTTCTGGTTCTCTATTATCTTTCATCAGAAGAACCAACATTTCGTGTGTATCCGTCTCAGCAAATCTCACAAGGATAATAGGCTCCTCTTCTGTCCTATCAAGTATATTTCTACTTATGATGAAAGTATCCTTTTCCTTCTTACTCATAATATAACAATCATTCAACATGTTCCTATCATCAAAATAGTTATACATCCAATGTTCAAGAATAATATCTGCCTTATGTCCTGTCCTACGTTCAATATCATAGGCTTCTTTCTGATACTCTGTCCATTTGCTCATAGTCACTATTTTATCATCAAACCAAGATAGGTCAAATGAGAAAAAGTTAGTCACCACACCACCCATCTTGGGGGTTTCATCATTATAGTTGAAACCAACAAACTTCTTATCAAGTTGTCTTTGATAACTGACACGCTTCAAATAGGCATCCAAATCGGCTTCTACATCATACTCTATAAAATGGGCATACTTATACTTATTTTTTAGTAGTGTTGCACCATTCTTCATGGATGTAAGGCAGGCCAAGCCATGATAAGATGTCTCAAGTTGAGTTACCACCTTTATTACATTTGGAATAGAACACCAATAGGTAAGACCATCCGTGCTCAATGGGTTATTCTTATCATAGATTACATAATCAACTTGGTCTATTATATTTCTTGGTAGAATATAGTGTGTAACAATGGCAATAGGCTTGTTGGTAACTTTTACTCGTTCAATAGCTTTTTGTAACAGTGACATTTTTTCTTCTGAGTTTGGGTAACAATCAATAATGAATATATCATCATCATATTGTTTATTTCTCTTGTATGTCTCTGCCTTCAACAGTTCATCTATTGCATCTATTTTTATATCTGAAAATCCGTGTTCCAATAACATTTTCTTGAGTATGTTTTTGGTAAATCCAAACTTGTATTCTTTATCCATAGGTGTTTCAAGTTTGTCATTGGATGCTACCCAGTTTTGTATGATAATCTCAAAGTTAGGCACTTCTATAACAAGTTTTCCGTCCTCTTTCAATACACGATGCCACTCATCAAAACACTGATTTATATCATTTTTATTGAGATGTTCCAACATATGTGATGCTGTTATTTCTGATACAGAACTATCCTCATATTGTGAGGTATCTATATTTTTGTCTATATCCAACTTTACTGGATAATACTTCTTTACATCTATATTATTGATAATGTTC